CGTCTTCTCGAACATCTCCGGAAAGCCACTCGTCCACTGTCGCAATCTTAGGCCGAAGACCCTGGAGCTTATCAATGGCCATCGGTCGAGCCTCAAGAAGAGAGCCCGTGAGGAAATTCTCGATTCCCTTTTTGGTAGAAGCAAGCTTCTGACGATTCGCCCGGCTTCCAGTTGTGTTCTGAAGCGACCCTTCTGTAAGAAACTTAAACAACGGGCCACGAGCCCTAGCAATCGCCGTTCGAATTGGAGACAAAACCTCTTCTGCCTGCTTCATAGTAGGAGCAGTCGTAATCTGGTGAGTAGTATCGGTGTCTACATTTAAAAAGAAGTTCTGAATACACGCACCGTACATTGACTTCGCGGCACCTCGAGCAACAATAAGATACTGCTTATTTGTAAGGCGCTTCTTACGAATCTTGCGAACCCAGTGCCCTCCGTGCCCATCTTCATTTGGCTCATACACAGAACGCTCAACAAAGTAGTACCAGCAGAAAACCTGCTCGGCCCATAGCTTAAATGTATCAAGCAGGTTCAAGTCGCTGCCGTCAGTCAAGGTGCACTCGTTTTCGCAAAACTCAACGAAGCCGTTCATTGCAAACTCATCGTAATAGATTCCAGGATTGGCAATCAGAGAATCTATGCGGTTCATCTCCATTGAGATTTCTTCGCACACCGGTATATCGCCACGTAATACTGCGTCACGAAACTGGCCGTAGTATATCGGTGTCGCAGTATTGGATAGTGGCATACTGACTCCTAAAAATTAAAGCTAATCCTTCTTCTTTCCTGCATAAACGGCGCGCCTACGCATGCTTGCTTCGCGTTCTTTTTCCTTCTTTTCTTTTTGCTCTTGCTTATACTTATCGAGAGCGTCTTTAGCTTTAAGCTCTTCCATCTCTCTGCGATAACGGACGGTATTTGCCGAAGGCGAATCCTTCTTTTTGCTATCGTTGTTTGCCTTTTTGTCTTGGTTATTATTTTGATTATTATCTTTCTTATCGCCGTCACTAACGCCAAACAGCTTCTTACCTTTGGAGCTGATGACCGACTTTCCGAGCTCAGTAAGCCCCTGCTTTAAAGCATCGCGGCCTACGTCGTATATAAACCGCTTTCCAGGACTTAACGAAGTTCTGAATTGAAGCTCATCAAGCTGAATCTCTTTCTGAAGGCGATTAATTTGATCCTGAATCTCCTTATCGTTCATCTCGACAAATTTCTTGTGAGTGCCCGACGCCTTTGCTTCTTCTTTCTTTTTAGGATCGACGCCTTTCTTAAGACTCTTTAACTCCTTACGCTTTTCCTTATTGAGGTTTTTGGATCGCTGCTTTCGAATCTGTGCGTTAAGTTCGGCATTTGTCGGAGCAATCTTTTTACGAACTGCTTCCTTGGCGGAGCCAAGTGCCGCGCCAACACCATAGTGTACTCTTCCGAGTGGAGTCAAAGAACCATCGGAATTCTGGTACTTACGCTCGCCCCACTTCATGCCTTTTGTTCCATAATGAGCTAAATACGTGTACTGTTCCATGTCACACCTCCTCGGCTGCTTTCTTATCGGCATCCGCTAAGATGCGCCATCCAAATTCGTCAATCTGCTCCTTGAGAGCAGCCATGACCTGATTGTTTGCGGGAGGATCAAATAAAATTCGGACCCTCATGCCAACGTACTCACGAACTCCACTAATCGGATCGTCTCCTAGAAACTCATCCCAAGTTTGAGTGCTGTCGGAAATAGAAAAGACCTCGTCGGTACCGATTCCAAATTGATGCAAAACAACAAGCACAGCGTTAATGGCCATGATTATGTCTTGGTCAAATGCCGTATCCTCTTGGAGGATTCCTAGGTATGCTTTTACGCTGTCTAAAATACTATCCATTTCTCCTCCAAGGGCAAGTGTCTCCAGGAACCCTTTCTATTGGCGACTTTGGCAAGCCCCGCTCGTCACCATAATGTATTGCGTTATGCGTATCAAAGCTAACACAAATAAGATTCTCCGGATCAAACAATCTATCGGATAACGTCTCGACATCTTCTAAGGTTACGGGGTTTATGTGGTGGACATAAATTCGGCCGTTAATATCATAGCCACTCAGTCCAAGATCGCAACCGTTGTCCCTTAAGATGACTTCGCGACGAGTCCTTCGCCATTCAGGCGAATGGTAAAAGTATTGATTGAAAACCCTATTATAGCCAAAGGTATCTTCTCCGACTACTCCATGCAGTTTTAAATATCGATACCGTTCTTCGAATGTTAACAGTCGAGATAGCTCACTATACGATTTCGTTAACATTGTAGTCTTCCTCGACCCCGGCATACGTTCGCATTGCTGCGATCGCTTCGCTGTACAATTCCTCGCTTCGCTGATTAGATTGTACCGCCTCGGCCTTCGCTCGCAGGAACTCGGTCTCGCTTTTTAGCTTTTCGATCTCAAGTTGCTGCTTTGTCGACGCCAATTTTAAAAAATGTGTAATGACAGAAGGCGACGCGGTGCCATCTCGAAGCTGTTGCTCAGCTAAGTCGACTGCAGCAGCTATCAATTGGTTCTCTCTAGCCTCTGGAGTCTGTGCTGGCGGCCTCTTTCGTGGCACTTTTACCTCCTTTACATAAAGTTGTAGATAGTTATGACTTAGCAAATATAAGTTTGACTGTAGATTTAGCGGGAAGTATACGAGTTTGGTGTTCGAATATGCGCCAGCAAGACAACAAGAAGGGATGCGTGAGAGAAAGGTAGAACTCACATGGAGAGGCCCTCACTCATATACTCCCCGCTAAATCTACAGGAATCAAAATATCAAATATACCCCCGGGGAATTTTTGAGGAGGCCGGCGATGACTACGGTGTGTGGTAGTTACGGATGCCCTCCCTCCCCTCTTTTTTCACAATTTTACCTCCTTTCGTTCAGATTTTGTAAAATTACTATAAAAGTATTCTGAAATATCTTCTTTTTTATTCTCTTATCAGATGAGAAAGGTGGGTTCTTTTTTTTTATCCCCATGGGTAAGAAGAACACAAAGCTATATTGAGCTTAATCGATTTCTTAGTACTATAGAATCGATCTTAATTAAGATTGATTCTATAGTATAGTGATCGTATCTTAATGGTATGGTGTGTACTATTAAGATACGATGGACTATCGATTAAAGACTATACGGTATTATTTCGCAAAAATACTGTATACTAAGAAATAGAAAGCTTAGTTCTAGGCCTTCTACCATACTAAGGATCTCTATAAATACGAAAAAACTAGATAGGCTTTTATGATTGGTGATTAGGAACCACGTGGAATACCGTACTATTTCGCAAGAATACCTCTAAATAGCATTGAGATAAGAACCACAAATGAGCCACATCAAGTATTCTTCAAATATCTTCTTTTTTTATTAAAGCCTTAAAAAGACCAATAAAAGCCTTTTATATTTACGACTCGGCCTACATTTCGCAAAAATGCTTTTTGTAAAAACGACGAAACGATTGGGCCTCTACAGAAAAGCATTTTTATGCATTGCTTTTTTTTCTGTAGAGGCCCATCTAACATTTCGCAAAAATTACTCTTCTACGACAACCCTCTTATAGATACCGTTGCCATCAAGACGAATGAAGTCATCGACAGCGCCATTGATAACTCGCTGATTCTCGGCGTCTGTACAATTCGGCGAAATTGGGCAAACTCTAGCTAGCCTTTGGTCTGTATAGTAGCCTTGAGAATGGTCGAACTGCATCCATTTGTCATACTCTTCGTACGGGTCGAATGGATTATCGACGGTTGTAAGGAGATACCGCTTCATTTCGCAACACCTCCTAATTCTTCTTCTCATCCATGGCGCTCTGAAGACCAGACACAGAGACGCCAAGCATCTCTGCAGCTTCTGCCCATGTGTAACCACTATTCATAAGAGACTTAGCTCTTGCTATCTTGGAAGAATCTATCGAGGTTCCTCGAGGCATAGCTCGTTCGCGCAACTTGTCCGGATCAGAGTTACTTAGAATTTGAAGCAACTTTGAGTCATGAATGGCTCCGGCTTGAATAGCTTCCCATTCTCTATCGCTGATGGCAATCTTGTTCTTCTTGGCACCGGTCGCATCTCGAGCTGCTTCTAGATGGCGAGACTTTGCCTTCTTTAGCGCTTCCTTGTCATACTCAGGATGGTCCGCCTTCTCAACAAGATACGTACTGTTGGCAAGAGCTTGCGCCTTTCTCTCTAGAGGGGCGTTCATAAGCGCGATTTTAAGCTTGCTACTAAGAGACTCAACGGCATCCTTATACGCAATCCTGGCAGAAGGATTGTACACAAGCTTCTCGGTAGCTCGCATTTCTGCTCGAGCATCATTAGCAAGAGCCTTCATCTTGTTGGCATAATCGACGTAGTATTGCTCCATCTTTGTGCCATAAGAAAGCTCGGCTGCATCCTTTGCCTCTGCCATGTTGGTCGACTTGACCATCACACGGTCGCCGTTCCACTTTGTCTTTCCGGTATCCTCGTATATCTTTTCACCACGTTTCCAACGCTCTAGCTCATCCTTAGTCAGCTTAGATACCGCTTTTTCCCTACGATCGGGAACCCAAGTCTGCCCCTTAGAACGAGAAAGAAGTGTTGACGCGCCTCCGGTGAACCCGTACTTTTCGCGAAGACCCTTGATGTCAAAATACTTCTCAGAAGCCTTGTAATCAAGCTGATGCTTATGCGCATCGATTACAACCATAGAGTGCGCAACGGCCTTCGCAAGGTCCTTTTCGAACTGGCCCTGTGTAATTTGATGATTCTTGACCATCTCGTTACCAACAACGGTCATGTCGGTAATCAAGTTTGTAATCATGCCCATCTGAGTCTGAGTAGCAGCCTTGGTCATAATATCTTTTTTGGCAAGATGGTCTCCATTAAACTGAGTCTTAGGATCAAAGTCCTTAAGCGCAGCGAGAGGCTTACTGGTCTTTACCTTAGTTCCGGTTAAAGGAATAACCATGGCTGTATCGCCATCAAAGTCTGCACCAGAAAGAATGGACGCGGCAGAAGGATGAATACCAATTGCATCCATGGCATTGCCAAATATCTCTCGAGCATGCTTGTTCCTGTTATTAACAGTAAGCGTAGGAATCTCAAAGGTTCCGCCATGAGGATATCTAACAAGAGCCACCGGAGTTCCATCAGGAAGACTCGGGCAATAGCACTCATTCGGCTTTCCTTCTGGAAGAGGCAGAAGTACCTTCTGCGTTTGCCCAGGCAAGCGGGCAGCCTTAAGATGCACGGCATCGGCATCACAACTATTCGCAAACTGCTCAAGATAATATCTTTTTATTGTCGGGTTCGTGAGCTTCTTAATCTCATCAAGCTCGGCCTGAGCGTTTTCTGTAGTTATCTTAAGCTGACGTTTGGCAGTCTGCTCATATTGCTTAGCCAAGAACTGAGAAGCAAGGGTTTTAGACCACTTGGACCAATCGCCCTCTTCATAAACAATGTTAAGAGCTCCTCGCTGGCCATATGCCTTAATCGCTGAGCCAAACGGGTTTGTTACGTTCTCAGGAGCAGGCATGGTCTTAATAACTTGCTTATGCGGGTCCTCCTTGTTAATCAATGGAGTGCCGACATGTTTGTTAGTATTGAACCGAATATCAATCCCATCGGGAAGGTCATCTGCATAAATAGCAACGCCCTTGAGATAATGTGTACCATCCACGCCAATTCGAACCTGAGCATACCGAGCGTTGCCAAGATCGAGATCTTTGACCCCTCGACGAAGCTCAATAACACCGTCCTTATCGACTCCGCCTTCTTCTGCGTAACGAACCATAATCCTGCTCGAGTCAACATTTTCGATTGGCCGGCGAGGGGCCTTATCGCCGTCGTTATTAAGGTGAACCTCAATTGGCGTTCGAACTTGGTCCAGGTTGTTAAAGACATCGGCTTTAGTCGTTCCAGGAGGACATATCGTCTTAATGGTGGTGTTGCCCTGACCAAACAACTGCCTTACTGGCGTCTTTACAAGAGCATATCCTTCGTCCTCTAGCTTACGGACGGCCGCATCGAGCGTAGTCCTACTAACTCCGCAAATTAACTCAGACCCGGCGCCAATATCAATGAAGCCGCCCTTTGAATCAAGAGACGCCCTAAGCATGTCCGCGGTGTTGTTAATACGCTTCGACTTTGCATCAGAATCTCGCTTGAGCAAATCTCGAACGCCTGTGGCACTACGCCCTTGCTTCTCGGCAATGGCTTCATACGACCACCCTTTTTCGCGCAGTTTATGCGCTTCGAGGTAGTCATGCGACAGAATTTCAGCAGAAGCTCGCTTTATGTTGTCTCGGTACTGACGAATACTCATCTCACCATAGTCATCATAAAGATACTTGACAAGTTCTTTTTCGGTAATTCCCTTATTAGCTCGCTTAATCTGAGTGACGCGATTCTTAAAGTCCCTATAATCTTGATACGGATTTTCGCCAGAACCTAAGGGATAGCGACCTGAGCCAATTTCGGCGCCATCCCTCTTGGAAACGCCAACATGCTCAAGCCAGTCTCTTTCTGAAATCTCCATAACAACTCACCCTTCTTTTCGAAGACCATCAAGAACCCTGTCGAACTCGATTATCGTTTCCATTATCGCAAGAATGTCATCTAACTCTGGAATTTCTTCAAGCACTTCATCTGACTGATAGATACGTAAGTAAATATCAATCTCCGAAGGATTGACATCGTACTCCAAACAAAACAGTGCCGTGTATATTTCGAGCTGTCTAAACGACGCCGGAACTTGTCCGGTTTTTAGGTCATGAATGCGAAGCGTTTCTCCATCAAAAGAAATGGCATCTGCAGTGCCAAAACAGTTGTCAGAATAGTACAATATCAATTCCGGCGTCATACCAAATCCGATAGCATCGTTGACATATCGATTAAGAGTTCGCTTACCATTAGACAACTTGACACCAAGCTTTATTGCTTCGCACGCAAATTCATGAAGACGAGTTCCTCGCTCTTTTGCCTTAAAATTATTATACGCGGATATCAATCGGTCGGTGTCATAGTTAATCCAATGATACTTGGAAGCACTAAGAAAAGCATGCTTGCCCTCAAGCTCCCAATGCCTGTTGAATTTCATACAACACCTCCTTCTTGTTCTCCGGATAAACAAAAGAAGAGTAAGACATCTCTCCTAATTTCGAAATATAAAACTCTTGGTTCGGTCTACGAGACGCCTTCTCAGACCGCTTACATTCCAAGGCAGCCCACTTGTCTTTATACAATATCAATAAGTCGGGAAACCCTTGAATGTAGTTTGGGTCATTCTTTAGAACGTAGCATCCAGGGAGGATCCGCTTCAGTTCTTTGATTAACTCTGACTGAAATTCGGACTCTTTCATAACCACCTCAAAACAAAAAGAGCATACATTAAAAATGCATACTCTCCATTAAGGGACGTGTAAAAACTGCGGATTACTTATTCTCAAAAAGATAACTAAACGCACGCTCATTAAAGTTCTTTTTGCTGTCCAACGCTCTTTTTATTGACATATCAATCGGAGAACCGGACACCAAATGGTAATAATACAGGTGCTTATAAGGAGTGTTCATTCTATCAATACGACCTGCTGCCTGTTGCATAATCTTATACGAATAGTTTTGAGAAAAGAACACTATTGTATTTGTTTCTACACAGTTCCATCCCTCTGCTCCAGCTATGTATTGAACTAGGTACACCCACTTATCACTCGAAGGAATTGGTTCATGCTTTTGGCCGTTGTATTCGGAGAATATCCTTCCCATTTCAGATAATGCCAAACGCAACGAATCCAATTCATAATTAAAATTGTAGAACACAATTACTCTGTCATTTTTCTCCACAATTTTCTTAAAAATATCCATCCTTCGAGGGTCACTGTTTGCTATCTTCCTCAGAACTAAGCACAACTTTCCTGCATCAGAAATGGGCTCGTCCTCAAATACATCCCATCGGTTCTTGATAACGAAGTCGCTAAGCTCTTTGTTATACTGAACTTTTATGTAGTCATGATGCGAAATCGTATCTCTACGAAATGGCATTTGAACAAGTATCTGATTCCTAAACTTCTCCAGGATATCAATCCCTACATACCGCTCAACTTTCGGATACTTTGTAAACCGACTATACACAACATGCCTACGTTCGAACGCGGTCTTATTTGGATAAAATCCGTTAGCAATAAACACTGGAACATAATCCATCCAAGTATCGCCAGGAGTTGCACTGAGAAGAATCCATCGATTGCTTCTACTAATTTTAATAAAAGACTTAGACCAAGTGCCATACCCAACGACTCTTTGCTCATCAAAAATAAAGAACGCGTTCTTTACATCAACATACTTCTTTATGTTGTTCCAAGAATCAACTATAGGATGAACTCCAGGAAAAAGCTTGCTCTCTTCCTCCCACTCACCAGAGTTTCTCTTCTTAGCAGTAGTGATGATGTACAGAGGAATATCAAACCGCATTTTTCTATTTCTGCCACGACCGTTGATTTCCAGCTCGCCTTTTGCTTCTTTCAAATAATAGTAAGCTAGAGCGGTACGGGACTTGCCGGACCCGACCCCACCACAAAGGATGGAGCCGGAGTCCAGCTTGCCCAGAGCGCTCAGCTGATGGTCATATAGACTTAGCTGAGACATAACCACCTGCCAAATATCAATTAGAACGGAAGGTCATTCGCATACTTCTGATCGAACGCGCCCTCCTGAAGCTTAATGGTAAGCTCAGAAAGATATGCAGAGCAGCCTTCCTTGCCGTTAACAGACCAGTTATACGGATTAACCGCAACATCGACCCACTCAATGCCGCGACGGTCAATGTTCTGACTGTCAAGCCAAGACTCATCAACCTCGGTACGGCGACGACCATCGCTGCTAGCGACATAAATCTTAGGAGGAGTAGGGCCATTGAAGTTCATCTTAATCTTGAATCGCGGAAGAATCGGGCTCTCGGGGTCATTCTTGTCTCGCGGCTTAAATGCAATGCACGTCCAGCCCTCTTCACTAAGCTCCTGCGCATAGTCAGCATCAAGAGCAATCGCGAACGTTCGGTTACCAGCTGGCGAAAAATCGGTAGGGGAACCCTGCATGTTCCTCCACCAAATATCACTGCCAGGAACCTCCTCAAACTTAAGAGAACGAGTAACCCTACGAGTCGGATAGTTCTTTGCCATGGTGGACCACCTTTCTTTGTTAAAATATCACACTACTCAAATCGTATCCGAGTTGGCAATACCCGGAATACTTACTACAAAGTCGACAGTGAGCAACTGTCTCGCTTTGGCAAGGCATAAGCCAAGGAATATCAAACATACTCCTTATACGGTTCATCACCAATAAACCACTCAAAATCGCCATACTTGCTAATGTCCTCAACAGCTTCGTCTACTTTTCGGTCATAATACGACCTATCGACATATTCTTCGAGCCCGAGACTCCGAACTTTCTCGGACTCTAGCCAGCGATATCCATCAGCATCGGTGGCCGAGTAATACTTACCAGACTGTTCACGAACAAGCCGACCTCCGCCAACGCCCTTCTTTACAGGAGTGAACTGACCAGACCTT